TCACAAGCATATATTTACAATTCAGCTTTATCGTGTATAATTCGTGTACGCAAAACGTCAAGCATTGAGATGTACTACCTGTGCTGAAACGGCATATTTAGTCGGTTTTAGAGTGGGTATAACTTTTTTGAAGTCTGGCGGGGCGGACTTTAAAAAGTTGTAAAAAGCTGTTATTATACAACTTTATCGGTTAAGTCCGATATCACATACTAAAATAAACAGTTGTGACATAATCTGTCAGTAAAAACACATACTAATTTTAGCTAGACCAATAACTTCTTTCTATGTAACATACATTTCATTCAAATGAGCATAATTATCAACAAAGTCGCTTGCACATCTGCTGAATTATTTTTAGTCACAATTTAAGCATATGTTATTTTGCACAATTTTTTCGATATATAAGCTATTGATTTTGTTGCAACTTTGTGTTATAATTCTGTTAGATAATCATACTATACTAATAATGCCGAGGTAGTATATGCTTAACAAAACGTTAATAGCTTATCATGGTACACTTTCAAAGTATTCAAATAAAATTTTGGAAGATGGATTTAAGTTACCACAAATATCAACAACTCATGATCATTGGTTAGGGCATGGTGTATATTTTTTCGATAATTTTTTGTATGCTGATAATTGGGCAAAAAGGAAATGTCGTGCTTTCCATGATTCAAAGTCGACAGATGTTGTATTACAAGTTAAGATTTGTACTGATTCCTACAAAATAGCTGATTTTGACTTACCGGGCGAGACACAAAAATACAATGAGGCCATAGAGAATTATGATAAAAAAATTTCTCAATCACGTAAGTTTACATCTTTTGGTAAGGGCTTAAATAAATGCGATAAAAAATTTAAGCAAAAGATTGAAAAGAGAATTGATTGTTTTTATCATGATCTGTATGCAAAAGAAAATGATTTGGGATTAGCAATGCGTACATTTCATAAAGCCTCTCCATTACTTGATACAAAACAAAACAGACATTCATTAAGTCATGGTTCGTATATGGAATATAGTGAGAAACAAATTTGTGTATATAAGTTAGAGTGTATAGTTGATGTGTTAATCTATGATAGTGAGGTCGATGGAATATGTTAACGATTGAACAAATTTTAGAAATTGCAAGGCAAAATGGTGCTGATATTATTGATGTTGATGATAAGGCAATGGCTGGTGTAGGATATTGCGACGAGGATGGAACACCAGTAAAACTTGACTTAAGTTCTTTTTATATGAATTCTGCTGAGGAAAAAATGTCTTATTTTTATGGATCTGATTATGATTTTTGCTGTATAGCGGCATAATAAAGGAGTTTTTTTATGAAATTAAAAGAAAGCACTACCAGCATTTTAAAACTAAATGGCATTCACTTTAATGAATTATCATTCAAAAGACGTGATAGCACGGATAGTGTCATTGATGATTGCGAACTTACCCGAAAAATAGTAGACATAGATGTTGATAATTTTACTGTTGAACTCAATTTTAAATTGTCGACGTCTATATTTGAAATGAGTATTTCTTTAGAGGGAAAATTCAACATAGTTTGCGAGGACGCATTAATGAAAGAAAGGCTTAAAAAGAATAATACAATCTCAATCTTGTTCCCATATATTCGTAGCGAAGTGACATTGCTCACCTCACAGCCAGAAATGACGCCAGTAATAATTCCACCAATTAATATCAATAAACTAATTGATGAATCTACAACAAAAACAGCCGACAAGGAATAATCCCTGTCGGCTGTCTTACTACCTACTTAATCTTTATTTTCTGCCCTGCATAAATAATGTTCGGGTTCTTGATACCATTGTTCTTGACAAGCTTCGCAACAGTAGTCTTGTAGCGCCGTGCGATACCTGAGAGCGTGTCTCCACGCTTTACAGTATAAGTCACTGTCTTCTTGGTGGAGCTTGTAGTCGGCTTGTTAGTCGGTCTGATAGCCTGCTTCTTGAAGCCGTTCAGCCCTGCCGCCTTGATCTTTGCAGGATAGTCCACATAGCAGATATCCATATCAACATTGCCGCTGATACCGCTGACCTTGCCACTGCTTGTGTACTGCCACATACCATATGTTCTGCCGTAGTTGCAACGTGAGCCGTACTCAGCGACCCACAGAGCGTATCTCTTAGCGACGTAGGCAGATATGTACTGCTGTAAAGGCGAACGGCTGATATACAGTCCTGCCCAGTAGCCTGCGTGTTCAAGTGCATTGCAGAAAGTCTTGACAAGGCTGTTGCAAAATGCTCTGCCCTTTGCGAACTGTGAACGCTCTTCAAGGTCGAAGTATATCGGATACTCAAACGTTTTGCCCTTGATAGCGTTGATACAGGTCTGAGCCTCTGCCTTTGCGTCCTCGACGCTCGCCGCATAGCTGTACCAGTAAGCACCGACTTTCAGCCCTGCCGCTTTAGCAGCCTTGTAGTGCCTCTCGAAATATGGGTCTTTCTGATTAGCGTACTTGCCATAGCCTGCACGAATGATAACGAAATCGACCCCCGAAGCCTTGACCTTCTTGAAGTCAATGTTCTGCTGATACTGTGAAACGTCAATACCCTTGAATGTCTTTGCCATAAAAATTACTTCCTTTCCAAATCGTCAATTCTATGATTAGCCACCTTGATTTTCTCATCAATCAAAGCATAGTCCTGCTCCAGCTTGTACGTCCGTGCGATAACGGAATTGTGCTTGTCCACACGCTCAGACAGCTTGTCTATCTTGTACTCAATGAGTTTTTGGCTATCATACTGCGCCTGTTGCATAGTCTTACGACTGTTAGATGCTATAACGAGCTGACACACTACCGCCGAAGCCGCTGTTATCAGTGCAACGATAATTGCTTCCGTCACTCGTCATCACCTGACTTTCTTTTGGCTGACTGCGTGCCGAAATAGAACGAGATCACCACCGTAAACACCGTGATGAACTGCTCTGCTGAGATCGTGCGTCGAAGTGCCAACACGCAGAACACTGCCGTCAGCAGTATCGTAACAATAGACTTGACGTCTATAAGCTTTGCAAATTTCTGTTTCATATCTTGCTCACTCCTTTATCTCAAAAGCAAATCTGCTTAACAGATATTTCTTATTATTGAGCAGTATAGTTTGCGTAGGTACAGCATAGTCACTGCTATTATAGCTATCTGATATACCCTGTATATGAGAAAGTATATGATACACATTTGTAAAACCTTTGTTTAAATCAGTAGAAACTACAGGAGCAAGTGAAGTCACCGATTTCTGCTGACAAAAATATCTATAAGGAGTAGATTTAATAGTAACCCCATCAGTGAATACTGTATATAAGCGAATATTATTATCAGCACAACTTGTGGCCATTCCTATTTCGGTTTCTCCTGTTTCATAGTTAGTTACTTCACCAATTATTATATTTATACCAGGTCTACTAGCGGTATTACCGTCTATTCCAATAGCTACTAAATCACTTTGCTTATAAATAATCCATCTTCTTGGGTCTCCAATGTTAGGTGCAGTGCTCACACAAGGACAAGTCAATGCTTCTGTTCTTAGGTCACACCAACCAAAACTTCTACTTGTATCAGCAAACTGACCTCTTAAAAACAGTTCATCTGTTACCCAAAGCTGAAAGGTGGTATCTTTGGTATCAATACTTGCATTATCGCCCTCGAACACAACTTTCTTAAAGTCATAGACCTCGATAAGCTTTGTTATCAGCCCTCTCAGTCCGTCTGTTCCCTCATATATTTTCATCTTCGACCGCCTCCGCTATGCCTGTTATACCTATATTTCCGTACGCTTCTCCCACTGACACACCCACAAGGCTCTGTCCGCTCACCATATCGGGTATAGTGTCGATAATATCCATATTGCCGTTGAAGTCCTCGATGCTGAACCTGTCCGTCCTATCGGGCTTTTTAAGCCCGAGATTTTCCGTGAAACTAGCCAACTATACTTCCCCCTTCCGCATTTTTGCCGACTATGAGATAGTACACCTTGAAAACGTATGTGCCGCCCTGGTCTGAGGTGTGTTCAAGGTATGCCTCCCAGTCGATGTCCCTGCCGTTGCTTGCGACTTTGTATTGAAAACTCTGCGACTTGAAGTGCTTTTTGCCCCAGTCGCACACCATAAACACCGCAGGGTTAGTGACCCCCGAGGGTATCATTCCTGTGCGTGTATTGTATGACCACTGGGAACCGTTGTCAGCGTTGACCTTCATATTCACCGTGAAAGACCCCCACCGCATATACAGTGGGTAGAGCCTGTTCACAAGGCTTACTATCTGCGCCGCTGTCTTTGCACGAAACACCGCTGTACCGCCGTCTAAAAGCTCGTCCGTCTGTTCGCCCGAGTACCGCAGCTCATACTCCTCCTCGCCCACTATTTCTTCAAGAGCTGCCACCCTCGCCGTGAGCTGCTGGATAAGCTCCTCGGTGGTGGGTGTTGTCTGACCTGTGTCCGCTGTATCGGCAGTATTCTCCGCCTGCGTATCAGCCACAGTTGTTATCTCATTTTCGTCCATTATCTCGCCCCCTTAAAGCTGTTCTTCCACCGACAGACCCACCGCAGAAATGTCTGCTGAAAGTCCGCCGTCAAAGTTAAATCCTAAATTGGTTATTGGTATATCGTAGCTTTCACCGCTTTCGCTGACGTATGTTATCACGTCACCGACGTCAAATCGTGGGTCGCCAAGGCGGTGAAAAAGCTCTGTTGTATACCAGGAAAAGCCGCCTATCCTATGCCACAATGACCGCAGCAGCGACATTGTCATATACGGATTTTCAAACTCCAGCACACGCCCTGCCGAGCCTGTGGTGTTGCCCAGCCGCAGAGTTTCGCTGTCGCTGACCTTGCAGACAATGCCTGCCAAAACATTCGGACGTTCCCCCAGCGTTGGCAGGTCGATAGTGTTGTTGTCCAGTATCTTCACGCTCGAGCCGTACCATTTGCGGACGTATCTGCCGTATCGGTCAACAAAACCGAACTCGCCTTGTGCCGAGGCGATGTAGCTGAGCATCTGCCGCATTGTGGTGTCTTTGGGTATAGAGCTTATTTTGAAGTCGAAGTTTGCAGTCTTTAGGCGTATATGCCCCTTGCCGTAGAGCCTTGCTCCGCCCTTTACACGCAGCTTTGCAGGGATGGTGTAGTCGTTGCCGTTTTGCAGTCCAAGCTGCTTGCATATGTCATCCTCAACAGCTTTTGACCACGCAGGTAGCTTGACCTTTGGCACATAGGTCTTGTCGGAGAAGTAAAGCCTATCCGCAAGAGTGACCTCAGTATTTCCGCCTGACTTTTTCGATTTGACACAAGTAAACCGTCCGAGCGGTATTCTCTCTCCGTCAAGCACCTCTCCAAGCTTACTTATCTGCTCCACTGTCAGCTTTGAAAGCTCAGCGTAGGTGTAGGATTCTAGGGTGGAGTAGGTGGTCACGCCTGTGAGGTCTGCAAGGTACAGGGACAGGTCATACTCTTTGCCGAGGAAACGTGTTTCAGCATCGTTTATCTGTAATGCCCAAGACTGTGAGCACACTGCACCAAGCTCTATGTCGTCACTGAGGCTCGTTGACTGCACGTCACTGGTAGCGGACATTATGTTGTCCCCCATTATTACGCTCTCGTCGTTTTCAAGCCACATACGCCATGTGCGGCAGTAGCTTTCGATGCGTGAGGAGACGGTTGTACTTGTTGTATACATATATCCGCCTCCTACTGCATGATAAGGTCAACAGCAACGCCTTTGCAAAACTGCCGCTTTTCGTCCCAGCCGAATATTTCATAGCTTGGATCTCCTGCATAGACCCTTATTTTGATTTCATTAAAAGTCTCGTCCAAAAGTGTGGCGTTAAAAAATGGGCTATCAACATTTGAGATATACTTATTTATCTGTGCAGTCTGCTCGCCTGTGAGATGATACCATTTAATAGTGACCGTTTTCTTTATAGCCCTGATGTCTCCGACCATAAGACAATTAGCGGTGCGCCCTGCATTGCCCGACCAGATTTTATTGTTACAAAAAGTAATTTCAGCAGGAGTGGCTACCGTTTCTTCTTCAAATTTCAATCCATTTGATTTCATAGTATCCCTCCTATACTTTTATCGGCGATTTGCCGTTGCGCTTGATATAGTCGTTGATATCATCAATAACTATCTGTGTGATAGTCCTGCCGTTGAGCGTAAGCGGTATGGTAACGCTTATCTTCTGGTTTCCGCCTGCTCCGCCGTAAGACACAAGAGCCTGCAAAACAGCCTGCGTGATAGTATCAAGCGGTGCCTCGATATTCGTGCCACGTTTCTGATCGCCCAGAACTGCAAGAAACTCAGAGTTCGGCGGTATTACTGCACCTTGGGCAAGTTTGGGTATTTCGGGGATATCAATTTGGCTTAGGTCAAAGCCAAATGTCTGACCGCCGAGATCACCGGGAAGCCAATCAGGCGTCGTGAAGCTCAGCTCGTTTATGCCGTCGATTATCCAATTTATTGCGTCCTCTACTGCTCCTGTCAGACCATTTATAAGCCCGATTATCAAATTGATAGGTGTTTTTGCTATGTCAACAAGTGCGTCCCACACGCCTTTGAAGATTTTCTTTACACCCTGCCAAGCTTTTTTCCAATCACCGGTGAACACTCCCACTATGAACAGTACAACACCTTTAAGTGCTGAAATAATGTTCTTCACGGCGTCAATTATATTGCTTATGACATTGCCCACTGTCTTTATTATTTTGCCAAGCACACTGCTGACTATCGGTCCGAGTATGCTCACAAGCCAATTCACAACAGGTGCTATGGCTTTGTTGTAAATGCTCAGAACGCTTGTGATAAGTGTTCCCACAAAGTCGAGAAACTCATCAAGCAGAGGTTTCAAGTGCTCCGTCCAAACGCTGTCAGCCACGTCCATGAGCTTGTCAAACACAGGTTTCAAGACTGTTTCCCACAGGTTGAGAAATACGTTCTTTGTGGTGGTTATACCCTCGTTTATGCCGTCAAATATAGGCTGTCCCCACTCGTTCCAAAAGTCTGAAATGCTCTGCCAAGTATCGCACCACAGTGTTTTCAAGGCATTCAACACAGGCTGTGCAACGCCGTTCCACAAGGTATCGAAGATCTCTTTTATGTTGTCAAACAGTACGCCGAGAGTGTTCCATACCTGCGTGCCAAAATCCGCCATTAGGGGTAATCCTACAGTGAGAAAGTTTTGCAGTATAGGGAACACTGCCATATTCCAGATATCAGAAAACACCTTGTTGAAGCTGTCAAAAAGTCCTATGCCTATCTTGCCAAGCGTGCTGAAAGCGGTCTGCATAAGCGGTGTAAAATCGTTTATAAAATAAGCTTTGAGCGGTTCGGAAAGCGACATTATATCACTGAAAACTCTGCCGAGTATCTGAGCAAGTTCAATGCTCTCTCTTTCAAGTCCACTCCATATATCAGCGAAAATAGGCTTAAAATTCTTATCAAGATAGTCTGCAAGCTTTTCAAACTGAGTTCTTACTGACTTGAAAAAGTCAGACAGCTTTTTATCTACCTTTCCCGTATCCACCTCAACGCTAGTCCCGGAAGGCTGCATTATCTCCCCAGCTCCGCTGACCCCAGTGCTGTCTGACTTGCTCTCATCATTCAGCTTGTTCATTTGGTCAAAGCTTGCAAGAGATCCTTCCTGTGCCTCCTGAGTCTGTTGTGCATTGTCGGCTATATCGCTGTAATTATCCGCCGCCTGAGAGGTGCTTTTCACTATGCTTTGAGCCTCGTCTGCACTGTTGCTTAGTTCAAGACCGAACGCCTCTGAAAGTGCCCTCGCTGCCCCCTGTGCCAAAGCTATGAGCTGTGAAAGCAGACTGTTTATCGCCTTGACAGCAGGCAGAAGAACGTTCATCAGCACAGTGCCGATAGTTGCTCCGAACTCTTTCCATTGCTCAGAGAGTATTCTAGTTTGGTTTGCCCAGCTGTCAGACGTCTTTGCAAAGTCGCCCTGTGCAAGAGCCGTCTGTGACATAACGTAGTTGTATCTCAGTTGAACTTTTTCAGCCTGCGACATATCGACAGTTGACTTCGTTATACCCTTTGAAAGTGCATACGCCTGCAAATTGGCGTCCGTCATAACGATACCGAACTGTTTGAGGGTCTCAGTTTCCCCTGTAAAAATTGATTTCAGAGCCGTGCTTGCCACGCCCTGACCGACATTATGAAATGACGCCATATCCGCCGACAGCCCTGTAAGAGCCACAGCCATATCGCTTGCACTGTCATTTGCAAGACCCATTCCTGCTGCCATTGCCATGAAGTTTGAGCCTGTCTGCTTTGCGGTGAGCTTTGAAATGCCGTAGGTCTTAACAGCCGTGCCAGCGAAGTCCTCCATTTTCTGCTTGGACTCTCCGAAAGCCGTATCAACAACGTTCTGAACTTCCGCAAGGTCTGAGGCTGTTTCTATGGATTGCCTGCCGAAGTCCACAAGTTTCTTGATCGAGAACGCAGCGGTCACAGCCATTGCAAGGCTTTTAAGCTTTGGCTTGATATCCCCCACCATATCAGAAAGGCTTTTCAAGCCCTTTTCAAAGCCCTCACTGTTTATGTTGGTGTCAAAATTCAAGCACCCGTCAGCCATTGTTATTCACCTCCCGTCAGTTGTTTCAGAAACTCTTTGTCCTCGTTTTCAGCCCTCTGCTCTTCTGCTGAGAGCTTTCGTTTAAGGTCTATCATATTGCGGTGGTTTCTGTAAAACTCCTGCTCGTATTTTTCAAGCTTTTTGTCCTTGTTAAGCTTTTGCCGTATGCCTATAACAGACGAAAAAAGCCCCTCGCCTATCTCATTGAAATAGCCGAGAAAAGTCCACCAATGAAGATATTTTACCGTCCTCGTTTCAAAGCCTGCCGCCTTGTTCACCGCAGGAAAAATAATACTCTCGTCCTGCTCCCAGTCGATAGTTTTTGCAGGCTGAACACTCTCCTGCGGAACATCTCCACCGCCTACAAACCAATAAGCCTTGTTGACAGCCTCCTGCAAATGCTCTCGTGGGATATCCTCAGCGTAAAGGCATTTAAGACACACATAGCACTTTTCACGCTCGTCAAGTTCGGGGTCTGCAAAGGCTGAATAGATCCGCAGGATTACCCGAAAATCTGAGCGTATGGCATACTCTTTGCCGTCTATTTCAAGGGCTGTTGGCAAACTGCCTATCATTTCAGCAGCTCCCTGAGCAGAGCCTTTTTGTCCTCGTCAGAAAGCTCCGACACGTTGACCGCAGGCTGAGCAATAAGTTGATGAGCGATAACAGGTGCGGTGTACTTCTCCAACTTTTCTTCGAGCTTTATCTGAGCCGCAGTCTGTGCTGACTTTATCTCCTGCACCACCACAATAAGAAGCGCTTCAAGGAAGTTCACAAGCACAGGCTTGCCGTTTGAAGCCATAGAGAACACATTCACACTTCCGAGCGCCGCCGTACACACATCGCTTCCAAATATGTCATTGACCATTTCTCTTGCACGCTGGTCATACTCTTTGAGAAGCTGAGTTCTGTCCTCGTTCTTCTCACGTTCTGACACTTCTTCTGCAATATTGTCAGCCTTGCTCATAGCGTCCTGTATCCTAGTGATGATACCAACGTCTGACACGTTTATCCTTATAACTCTGTTCTCGTCGCCGTTTATAGCGTACTCTTTGTAATTGCCGCTGTTAAAATCTATTGACTGCATTGACATTTTTATCATCCTTTCTGTATTACGGCAAACAAAAAGCACTCCGCTCTGAACGAAGTGCTTTCATATGTTTGTCATATAGTTTATTCTTCCGTAGTCTTTGCAAACGTTGGCACGCCTGCCGCAAAGGTGACAGAGCCTTTCACTCTGTTTCCTGCAAAGGTGCAGTTGAACGGGATATTTACGCCCCCCTGTGGTCCGCCATAAGACTGCGGCTTGACGATGACATCTTCCGTCCATGCGTCATACGCACCTGTGGTCTTGTCAACGATGACTTCAAGCACGCTTGTCTTGCAGGCGTCACCGGTAAGACGATTCATCATGATATCCTTGAGCTTTTCGTAAAGTGCGTCACCGGGCTTTGCATAGAATGTATCAAGGTCGAACTCAGGCTCATAGCCGTTGTCCTCAACTGTGGTTTCATCAAGGATATTCTTCTTTGTGGAAGTGTCAGGGTTGAGTGCCACACTTGCGTCCTCAACGTCCTTGCCGAGAAGATACCAGTTTGGTGATGAGGCGACCGCTGCGAATGTAGTGTCAAGATAATGCAGAAGATGACTTCTGTTGAGCTTTCCGCTCTTGTATGAATAATCAGGCATATGTTTTCCTCCTTTTATATCTGATACTGTGCCGCTATCTGTAACTGATACTGCACAGTATCGTTTGTGTTTTCATTTGGTATTGCATATATCATTCCGTTTGCGCAGGTGAGCTTTTCAAGAACGCCTGTCCTTTCCTCGTCATCTGTTATGGTAGTGAACGTGGTATCTCTATGCTTGTCTGCATAGCTTTCAAGCCACATCTGCAATTCAAGCAGTACGCCGCTGTTTGACATTCGGTCAAAGTCATTCATAGACTGATATACGGCATAGAGAATGAAGTTATGCTGTCTTGTCTGTCCGCCCAGAATATCAGAGCTTATAAGGCTGTCGCCTGTTGAGGACAAGCCATAATTGGTTGGCGTATCGTCGGTAAAGTCGATATGGATATCGTTGCAGACCTCCGATATTTTCGGGAACTGCTGCAAAATATCTTTCACAAGCTCGATTATGTTCATTTCGCTTTGCCTCCCATTATCGCCGCCGCTCCTCTGAGTATTTGCTGTTTCTTGTCGGCTTTCATTCGCTCAAACCAAAGCTTGCCGGCAAGTGGCTCTTTGCTGTAAACAAGGTCTTTGTCCGCCAGCACTTTCTTTTCTCCATGTCGGGCGTAAGACGACCCTGTAACAGAGGATACCATAAGCTTGCCGTAATACTGATAGCGTGCGTAAGGTGCAAGATACTGTATCTTGCCGCTGCCTATTTTAGTGCCTCTTGTGGCGGACTTTCTCAGGTTTGTGCTGAGGGTAGGTGTATACTTCACCATATGCCTTATGCACTCAGCGTCAATGAACTTTTGAGCCTTATCAAAGCGTTCTGAATACTTGCCTGCAAAGGACTTATCCCAAGTGATAGCTCTGCTGTCCATGGGCTGACCTATCTTCATTTCACGCTCACCTCCATATGTGGCAGACCGCCGAACATATAATCATCAATGCTCATTACCGTAACAAAGTCATACTCCGCACGGAACATTTTCATGCTCTCAGATATGCTCTGCGGCGTTTGGTTGTCAAACTCAAACTCGCACTTTCCTCTCACAAGCATATCCTTTGCAGGGGTTTTCGGCACATTATCATCATAGAAATACACCCTTGTACTGTCTGAGGTCTGCATACCGCTTTTCACGATACTTCCCGACTTATTTTCACACCAGTAAACTTTCTCTGCATACTTCCGCACAAATCCCTCTGTCTGCTTGTCGAAAAGATACACCGTGCAATCGCTGTTTGCAAGCATTTATCTCACCCCTCTGTAAAGCAGCCCTGTTCCGCTGAGCCATTTGTACACGATATCGTGAACGGCTCTGTCAGCGTTCTGCCTGCGGACTTCCAAGCTTTCATATGACTTTGACCAGCCCCCAACGCTTTCGGAAGATACCCCCTGAGTGCCGCCCTCCTGCTCTGCCTTGAAGATATTCTCCGCAAGCTCGCAGCAGCACATTTTCACTTCTTCGGGGATATCGTTCTCGTCAACGTTGTCAAGGGTATATTGCTTCATAAGGCTTGTGGCTTGCATTGCATAGAAGTCAAAAGCGGCAGATATGTCAGGCTCTTTGCCGCAAAGATAAACGCCTATATAATAGCTCTCGTTTGCATATGCTTTCATACTGCCGCACCTCTTTACTTCTTGAATCTTGCAAGCACTACCTTTGACTGGTCTGAAATAGCCACAGTGTAGTGCTTGTCAGCAGATATATCTGTGCAGCGCTTTGTGCTTCTTCTCTCTGTTTCAACGTTGGTGTCACGCTTGAGGTAGATAGTCAGAGCTGATGTTTCGTCCTCTGTTTCAGTATCAGCGTTGAGCTTGATGATAGGGCATATGTAGAAAGTGCCAGCCTTGACAGCGGCGTTCTTTACAACATAGTCACCCACCTTTGGAGCGTAGCCATCTGCACAAGGCGTTACTGAGCCGAGCTTTATCTGTGAAGCAGTTGGTGAAGCTGTGCTGTCCGCAACAACTTCCTTTGCACCCTCTGCATCGCTGTCAACTCTCACATACTGTTCTGGGATAGCCTCGTTAAGTGAAACTTTCTTTGACGGAACGATACGGCAGTTCGCTATTTTGCCTATCTCGCCTGTCATGACCACATTGCCGTCATACTTATCGGCAGAAATAAAGTTCGGGTCCTTTCTAAGCTGTGAGTTCTGATGAGGATTAATAAACATAGCCTTTTCGGTGTTCAACTCCTCATTGAACTTGTCAACAGCGTCAACAATGCCACTGTAAGAGATAGCAGAAGCCGAGCCGTCATAGATGAGCTGAGCTTTCATAAGTGCGTCCATGCTGTCTGCGTCCACCTTAGAAGCGATAGACATTGCAAGCTGTGAAGTCGCCTGACCCGCAGGATTGCCATAGCCGCTGAGAAGAGCCTCGTCGGTTATCTCCACCGCTTTCATGGCTTTCTTTACCTTAGCCTGAGTGGAGTCTGTTTCAAGCTTGACAGTTTCGGCCTCAACACCCTCTGCAACATCAACTGCATCGCCGATATACTTGTACTGCGGCACTGTGATAGTGTCGCCAGGCACGCCAACGAGCGTTCTGTCTATCTTCGCAAAGGGAGATACAGTTATCTTAGACTCTATCTTTGCGTCGATCATATCACTCATTACCTCAGGATCGATAAGGTCGGTGATCTTTGTCTGCTCTGCGAAATACTGCATAGAAATTCTAATGCCATTTGTCATTTTCATAATATCCTATCCTTTCAACTGTTCGTATTTTTCGGGGTCTGTTCGTTTAAGTTCCAACCTCTGCATATACCCCATTTTTGCAAAGGTTTCCTTGCTCACTTCACCTGCGGCAGGTGTGCCTGTGGGAGCAACCGGGTTCTTGATAGGCTCGGAGCTTTCAAAAAGATAATCGTTATCTTTCTTCACGTTCTCGATAGCCGTCTTGATATCCTCAGCCTGATTTTTGGAAGCTTTGAGAGTTTCCACATCAAGCAAAGCTTTAAGAGCCTTGACGTTTCTTGCCTTGCTTGCCGAGATAGCGTTATCAAGGGTAGCGTCAAACTCCATATCAGATATCTTCGCCTGATACTCGGTATCTTTCTTAGCAAGGTCAGCGGTGAGCTGTGCGACTTTGCTGTTAAGCTCCTTGACGTCCACGCCCTCAAATTCTTTGAGAGAGTTCTGTGCGGTATCGAGGCTGTCCTTATAGTTATCACGCTCCACCTCAAGGCGGCTTTTCACCTTTTCAAACTCAGCCACAGTCTTATAATTCTCTGCCACCTGTTTTGTGATGTCCTGTTTCTTGTCCTCAGGGATAACGATACCCATAGCGGCAAGGATCTCAAAAATGTTTTTCATATGTTTGTCCTTTCTACATAGCTTATATACCGCTCTGTCTGCGGTGTGAAAGTCTGACAGTTTAACGTCATATCAAGGACGAAATGGTATGAAAAAAGCACCCGGTAAGGTGCTTAGTTCCGATATTTGGGTATAAAAATACCGCCCAACCTTAGTCAAGCGGTAAAACTATCATTTGAAATACTCTGTAAGTTCAACTTCTGAATCAATGTACACAGCGTCTATATAATAACTGTTGTGTACGATTATCTTCTTTCCGTTTAATTCATATATCTGCGTTTGTGAGCCGTCAACATCTGTCAGCATATCGGACCGTTCAATGCCTGGGATATGCTTTTCCAATGCCGCACATTGCTTTTCAAAAATTTCTTTGTCCGCAGCCGTGCAAATATTGTATTCATATTTCTTCATTGCTGATCATCCAATCCATACCTTTTATCTACTGATCTTCGTGTTTTTACAGCGGTCTTCAAAGTGTCTGCTATAGCTTCTTCTCTGCTCATGTTTTTTCGTACCATTTTATTTGATACCAAGTCTTCAAAAGAAATGATAGGTTCGGTCTGGTCAAGGGTTTTACGAGCTTTTTGATTTTCCATTAACTCTCTTGCCTGAAAGCGATATTTGTTACGCAGTTCACAAGCTTGCCTTGCCTGTTCTTCAATAGATTTGCTTTTGTCGATAAGCTGAGGGATATTTTTGTTATGGTGTCTGTACCACTTTCGCACGTCTATATCAGACATCTTACCTTTCATATAAATTATATCACTATAATCTTTTTGCGTCAAGTCTATCTTGGTTTTTCCAGCCCCGATATTCCCCAGTCCGTCGGCGTTCACACGCTCTCTCTGCTGAGGCAGACCCATTGCTTTTGAAAACCTTGTATACTCCTGGGAAGTGCCACGATATCGGCAGCGTGCGTTGATGATATCTTCCTCGCCTGCACCTGCCTCTTCAAGAAGATGTATTTTCTGTCGCTGAGCTCTCATTGCAGTTTCAAGCTTTCTTTGTCGCTGTAAAGCCTCATACTTTGTGTACTCTTTATCGCCGTATTTAACAGGCTTGTTCTCCTCTGCGTTCATCTGTGCAAGCTCCTCGTCTGTGTAGGAACGCTCAGATATGCCGGGGATAAAGGGGTAATAATCGTGATAGCAATTCGCACCGCACAGACCTGTCACAGTACCAAGACCGCAGATAGTTTCAAGTTCTTTTTTGCTGTAGACCTTGCCCTGCCATTCTTGGTGAGAGGGTCTTGCTCCGCTGTGCCAAGTGACTTCAAAATAGTCTGTGCCAAGCTCTTTGGCGTTGTCCTCATTCATTTTTGCGGTTAGCTGTGAAAGCCCTGTCATCACCGAACGCCTTGCGGCTACGTCTGCCCTGTTGCTCCAGCCTGTGGCATAGTCCACAGTGCGCAGGCCTGAGTTCGTCATATCCGAAATGACTTTCTTTATGACCGTGTTATAATCGAACGCTCCGCTTGCTATGCCCATTATGGCGTTGTCAAGACTCTGCTGATAGAAGTCTGCCGCCTGCGTGAATTTCAACTTGCCGTCAGGCTGTTTTACTGCAAAGCCAAGTGACTGAGATATGTTTTTAAGCTCCCCCGAAGTCTGCTCCGATACAGCCGACAGCAGCCTTTGCAGACCCTCATTTTCTTCAATGGGTATCCGTGCCTTGCCTTTGGTCTTGTATATGCTATCGTCCCATTCATAGCCTTTTTGCAGGATATCATTGTACAGCTCTTTTATCTCGTCTTTGGAGAGGTCAAGGTTATCGGCTATGGCTTTCTTTATCTCACGCTTGCTCATTCCAAGCTCGTGAAGCCTGTATATCTGCCAATCCGCCGAACGTGTTATCTCACCGTTTATCTTTATCCTGCGGACGATGTCCTCCATTATCTGCATTTCAAGGTCACGCAGGGGGTTGTCAAGAGCCATTGAAACTCGCTCTATCTCGCTTGCTTTGAGCATTATTCTATTACCTCTGCGGTGCTGTCGGAGGTCATTTTCTTAGCCGTTTCCTCGTCCTCACCATACCATTTCATTCGGTATTCCCACAGTGGCATAATGCCCATAGAAACGTCCTGACGGTCGCTTGCACGCTTTGTTTCATCATCTGCAAGGATGCTGTCCTCGAAGTTCACAGACAGCTCATAGCCGCTTTGAGTAAGCCCATTATAGAACGCCAGCGAATAGCACAGGTCTTCGAGGCAGACACGGAGGTTATTCTGTATCGCCGTGACAGTATCGAACTTTCTCTGCTTTGAGGACTTTATCTCCGTTGCCGTCTTATCAACTGTCTGTGGGTTTGAGATATCCCCATAGGACAGCCCCACAGCAAACTCTATCTCACGCTTGTATTCTTCAAGTCCTGCGATAAAATCAGCCTGTCTTAACTGCGGTGAGAACTCGTGATAAAAGTCACCGCTCGTGCCAGCCGACACGTTTACCCCTCTGAAAAGCCTATCATTGAGCTTAGGCATTTCTGCACGCTTCTTACCTGTGAACGGGTCTGTCACAGGTCTTAGCACAGCCTCGTCAACGTCTATGGCACGCTCTCCTGATTCAAACTCCCAATCGAGCCTGCCGAATTGGATATCAGCTTTTCTTATGACTTCTTCCGCCCCTGCGAACACTGATACACCTGAATGTGAACCATCAACTGTATTGTCGATAGGGTTGACATAATAGCCGAAAGAGGGTCGCAGCATAAGTGGATAGGCTATCTTAGGGATAAGCTCCGCCCACTCTGAAACAGCTGTGAGAGGTATCTCAGCCCCAAGAGACACGCCGTCATTGGAGCGAAAAGCCCTGTTTGTGATAGTCAGTCCTTTTTCATAGTCCAGAGCGTGATATTCAAGCCTTATGCGGTAATCATTATCGCCCATGCGTTTTATCTCAGGGAAAATGACCTTTATAAGCCTGCCGTTCACGTCATACTCCACAGGAATAAACTGCGATTGCGGAACATACTGCACCTTATCAGCACCCAGTGGCTTTATTATCATTGCTCCTGTTGCAAGACCTCTTTGCAGATTTTTGTTGAGGTTTTCAAGAGCGTTTTTCATTATGGCATCAAGCTTATCGTTGGAAACTTTCAGGGTCATTTCATTGATAGCCGTGTTTGCAAACTCCCTCACAACAGCGTGTTCAAGCCGCAGAGAGTGAACTCCCTTGGGTGCTGCATTACCTGCATACATTCTGTCCCACTTGTCAATAGCTCTTATCATACTGTCCGTCACGGCGATATCAATACCGTAAACGCCCTTTATATCTGACTTTGAAAGCATTCTGCTTATCCACTCCCTTATTTTTGAAATAATGCCCATAGCTTACTGACCCCGCCTTTTCCATACTCTTTCCATTGCATACCTAACGGCGTCGATAACGTGGTCATTGCCGTCGGGATAGCCGCTTATAACGTTGCCCTCTTTATCCCTGTCATACTCGCAGTTGATGAACTCCTCGCAAGCCACAGGACAACGCTTGTTATCTATAACGATACTTCGCAGAGATTGCAGCCACTTATATGAATACTCCCTGCTGTTAGGACCTTTCTCTGCGCCTCTTGCAAGCAAGCCGTATGCTCTGTAATCTTCAACGGACTTGTTCTCTGCACTATCACAGGTGATAAGGTCGTTTGCTGTGATACCAAGCTCCAGCAAATGCTTTGCGGTATCAATATTCTTTGTTTTGTTGCAGGTGTACTCCTGCCATATGAACAGCGTGTGCTGAGCAGGAGCATAATGCACTCTGACAAAAGCGTAAAGGTCGGGATACCAGCCCCAGTCAACGCCGTTATAGATGTTATCGAACTGTGCTATCTCGTCGTCGGTTATCTCTCTTATGAGGACGTTATCGAAAACATTGCCACCAGTACCATTTGCAACGCCCATATACTCGTTCTCATAGGCAATGGGATTGGTTTCTTTGAGAAATTCGGCGTCATCAAGAAAAGGCTTGCCAAGCCACTTTTTCGGCACAGTAAGATAAGTGCTTTCGGTAACGAGTCTGTCCGTTCTCGGCACTTTGATGTACTTATTCGCCCAGTTCTGAGCCGACTTCGGAGGGTTGAAAGACTTGAACTTATATGCTCTCTCGCCACCTCTTATAACAGACTGTTCTATCGTTCGCACAGCTTCTTCACCGCCGAACTGGTCAAGCTCCTCAAACCACACGATGCCGATATAGCCAAAAGGAGGCTTGATAGACTTCATCTTGTACGGGTCATCAGCACCACGAAAGTATATTTTCTGCCCTGTTGAAATGCGTGTGATTTCAAGGGGCGACTTTGTGCAGGCAAACTCATCATCAAGACCAAGTGCAGATATTGCCCAGAGTATCTGAGAATAAACGCTGTCTTTAAGAGTATTCGCCACAGAGCGCAGGATGCAGGCGTGCATATTCTCGTTCTTCATAAGCAGGTCGATAACGTTCAGTCCGCAGAATGAAGATTTAGTCGAGCCACGTCCGCCGGGGAAAACATACTCGGAATGTTCCTGCTCTGCAATATCGAACAAGACAGGCGAGAACGCAGGAGCGACAAGGCTCGCAGGGATACCGCTGTACGTCTTATCGGGCATAGAAACAGGCTCAAGCTTTTGTTTTTCAAGCCTGAGCCTTGCGTTATCGTATTTTATCTTATGTTTGAGCATATCGTCATCACGGATAATGTCACGCAGCTCTTTCACCGCCGCAACGTCTCCTTGCTTAGCCCTTGCCATAAGAGCCGCATTCACAAGAAGCATATTATTTATGAAGTCAGGGTCAAGGCTGTTAAGGTCAATGCCCTGCTCAACGAGGAACTCATAGTCCGCTCTGGTATTGGCAGGCTGTTCAAGCAAGAAGTCCATTACCTGCTTCATAGTCTTTTTACGCCTGCGGACTTCGCCTGATTTTTTACCGCCTTTTGCACCGTTTTTTCGAGCTTCACTCGAGCTTGGAACTATTAAATTCTGTTCATTCGGCATTCACCTCACCTCGATTTTTTTGTTGTTTTGGGATATAAAAAGAACTGCCACATTGTTGTAGCAGTTCTAAAAATAATATTATTTGATTCCAATAATGTATTTAATCTGTTCAGCAGACAGATTTCTAACATAATTTTCACGTTCTTCATACTTAACATATTCATAATAACGTTTTAGCATTTGCTCATATTCATAAAGCATTAACTGCTGACTTTTTAACTCACAATTTTTAAATGCAGGATAATTTTTTGTACATTTTATAAGCCACTCTGCACATAAATAATAGCCATTTTCACCATCATCTTGCGAATTAAAGCCTCTAAACATACATTGTTCAAGTATAATATCAAGCTTCCCCTTATGCTCATTTTTAAAGCTATACTCAAGCTCTTCAAATGATGCATAAAGACTACAATACATATAAAGAATATCTACCACTTTTTCTAACACAGATGTTGGTATTGGATCCATTAATTTAGGTTTAGGCTCCGTTAATTTATCCGCCAATTTATATGAAGGATCGTATACATACTCAATACCATATTCTAAAGCTTTCTGACAGCCTTCATATCTTTCTGCCCTATCCGTATCAAGATTTTTAAGTATCTCGTATTGATTCCAAAGTATCAATTTTTCTTTATTACTTAGTTTTTGTCCCATTTTAGAACCTCCTTATATTGTAATAGTGATAAATATATTTTTTTTGCAAGTGCACAAGCATTAATTCTTTTATTTATCTACTACATATTATAGCAGATTCTCAGGAAGCAGTCAATTGATTAATTAGCTAAAGTTATTGCTTGATTTAATAAAATATTCATACATATTTTTTAACAAAATAATAATGATAAACTGCCTACAAACTATAAAAATATTGTACTTGCACTTTTTAGGCAACGCAAGAGACACCCCGTTCGGAGTGCCTCTTGTGAAAATACTTTAAGGAGTTAAGTAAATGTTGGAGCAGACTTCGAGCTGGCACGCTCTCGACCTGCATACGGAGCTTTCGCCCCGTCGGACTTTTTTATGGAGGTCCGCAAATGTTTGCTTGCCTTATTGGCTATTGTAATGATATCATACTATGTGCGTTCCTGCAAGTGGTATTGAGTGGTCTTGTGTGGTATATTTAATTTCTCACAACCATTGTGAAACATTCTCAGCACAGTTTTGTAATCTCTGAAAATATAGTTGTGAGCTATCTTCTTCACCGATATACCATTGATGAAATACAGCTTGATTATCCTTGCCGTATCTATGGTTTCAGCTTCCTCATTGCAGAACATTTCGTCTATCTCAGACTGTATCTCCTGCGTGAGCCTTGCACGCTCTTCGCTCAGTTCCTTTTGTTTCTCACCCTTGCAGGCATAACTCAGCATTGAGCTTTCAGCCGTGTTGCCGGGCGTTCCTGCCGAACTGTCATTCTTGTCATAGCATACGGCTTTCCCATTCAGTATCCTTGCCCTGTTTTCTTCAAGATTGGCTATGAGCTTCGGTATCAGCTGATAGCGTGATATCTTTTCTTGTATTGTCATTTTGTACCTCCTCGATCATTCTTCCGCAGACAGGACAGAACTCAAAGCGGACTTCCTTGCCGTCCGCTCCAAGCTTTTCGCTCCACTCTGTCACTCCATTGCAGTATTCACAGCCTGTATATTCGGGTATGCTTACTCCGTTATGCTTTGCAAGCCCCTCGTCGCAGAGTATCAGCTCCAGTGCCTGCAATGCGTATGTGAGCTTTTCTTCCCTATCCTGCGTTTTGTTTATCTTCCAGACCGTTGTCTGCCCTCTGCGGATATTCTCCTGCATTATGCAGGCTTGCCTGAAAACCCTGCCGTTTCGCTCTTTACTGTGAAGATACTCCCGCTTGTATTCCGCCTGCTTGTCCTCGCATATCTCTTTCGACCACCCCTCGTGCCTGTTCTTGTAGCCAAGTCTTGATAACTGCGAGAAATACTTATATTCCTCAGCAGGATACTCGTCATAGATGAGCCTGCCGTCTATTGCCATATCTTCATACCGTACAAATTCTTCTTGTGACATTCTTTTGAAATCTATCTTTATAGTTGATACCCCCTTTTGTGGAGGGTTGTGGAGGGTTTTCGCTGTTTTTCAAGAACTCTTTCTTTATATATATTCTTTTTATTTTCTTATACGAAAGGTTAAGAAAAACCCTCAACCTATCCACAACCCTCCACACTTACAGATACTTACACTTGCTCGTCAAGGGTTATACCTGAATAATAATTGCACCCTCTGCCTTTTACTTTCTCAAAGCGTTTTGCAAGCTCCATACCGAACTTTGTTGAACTCATACGATATTCATTGTTCTGCTCAGCCCAGTTAAGATATGCCGCAAAAAGCTGACTTGACTTAACGCTCAGACCCTTGCCCACAGTACACTTATCCTCAACAAATGCAGAGATAACGTCCATTTCACGGCGATACTCCCTCACCTCTTCAAGCACTGCACGAGGCATTTTAAGTCCCTCTTTCTGCCACAGCAGACAGCCCTCAACTGCCCAGCGGAATATGCCCGTAAGCTCCGCCGACAGCTTGTATTTCAGCCTGCGGTCTATCTTTTCTTCGGGTATCTGCACGGTGAATGGTATCATATGTATCCTGCGCCATATGCCCGTATCCGTTCCTCTGATGACAGGCTTATGATTTGTCGCCATCCAAAGCTTGAACTCAGGCTTGAACTCGAACTCGTCGCCGTAAAGCTTTCTTGCCGTAACAGTATCGTCGCCTGTAAGCTGTTTGAGCAGACCCTCGTTGATACGAACGCCCTCGTTAGGCTCAACGCTTGTCACGAGCCTTGCTCCTTTGAGCCTTGCGATATCGCTGTTTATGGCGGTGCTCTGATTACTGCGCACCATAATAGTTTCAGGCTGAATATTTGCCGCATAGTCCCCGAAAATATCCCTTATGATATCAATGAAAGTTGACTTGCCGTTTCGTCCTGTTCCGTATAGAAAGAACGCACATTGCTCGGTGGTCGAGCCAGTCAGGGAATATCCCACAGCTTTCTGAACGTATCTGATAAGGTCTTTATCCCCTCTGAAAATGTCGTCAAGAAAGGCAAGCCAGCGAGGACAATCGGCATTCTCTTAATACTCAACGGCTGTCATTTTCGTCAGATATGTCATAGGGTCGTGAGGAGATATGCCGCCGCTGCGAAGATCTATCACTCCCCCAGGTGTATTGAGAACAGTTTTAAATCTGTCCATTTGAGCAGGCAGAACAGGAACATGGTGCATGACCTCGCTTAGCATTGCATTCTTTGATTTGTTAGAACGGCAGGACTTCATATGCTTTTCAAAAGCCTTTGCCATATCCGTTCCCTCGTCTGCGTCAAGCTGAGCATACACCTTTGCCTCTGCCACCATACAAGCCACAGCTTTGTCAGCAAGACGTTTAACTGTGCCTGTCATATCGATACACCACTTTCTGCCGTCATACCAAAGCCAGCGTTTGTCTGTATAACAGTATCTCACCTGCTCGCCAAAAAGGTCAACAAAACGCAGAGCGTTGCCTGTATCGTCAAATGAATAAAGTCTTGGCTTGGTTTCTTCCTGCTCCACAGCACCCACAGAAATCGGTTCAGAGGGTGACTTAAAGTTAAGAGAAAATCCCCCTGCGAACTTTGGCGAATAGGTCTTGTCGCAATCTGCAATGGCTTTCTGAATGGTGAGTGCTCCGTAGGTCGAACCGCTTTGCGCCCTGTCCCACTTTTCCCTCATAAGACCTGAGGAGCGGAATATCATATCCATCTTCTCTGCGTCACAGCCTGTCCAGAAGGCAAGCATTGAGCAGAACGCCATATCAGCTTCACTCTGCGAGGTATATCCTGCGGTTCTTCCGCTGTAGAGCGACACGAACTTTCCACCGTTCTTTGCTCCTGCCGCCGCTTTGATTATCTGGTCTGCGGTGTCAAGTCTGACAGCAGGAACAGCCTTTGCCACAGGCTCGTGACCGCCGCCTATATACTTTTCGTGCAATGGCTTTATGCTGTCGGAACACTCTGCGATACCCTCATATTCTGAGCAGGAGTTGCCTGTCATAACGAAAAATCTGCCGTCCTCATACATCTCAACTGAGCCTTTACGTCTGCCACGCTTCGGGAGCTTTCCTCTGCATATGATATGTATGCCCTTGCCCGATTGAGATATCTCAGTATAGCTTTGCAGTGTGGAGATAAATTCGGATACGATGTTGCCGTTCTCTCCCCTTTGGTATGCCTCAAGCTCCTCCTCTTTGCCGTCAATGTCAACGCCGAAATATGGATAGCCACCGAACATAAATCCTATGCCCGAATGTTTTTCTGAGGCTCTCACCGCCGTATCGAAATCGCACCATGTAGAGGGGTTATTTGACATAGCCCCTCCGCCAGTAAGTGCGTTTATCGGCACTTTCTTTATCTTCCCTCTCTTTTCATCTGGCACAGCGTCCCAGCATATCCAGTTTGGCAGGGCTTTAAGCTCCTGCGGTATTTGTTCGTACATATATCCAACTCCTAACATAAATTTTGAAAAGTCAAAGCCTTTCACTTATCCCCGAAAAGTACCCTTTTTGTTGCATTAAAAATGCAACAATTGCAGAAATGTTGCCAAATTAAAATATAAATCATTTGTTTGCACAAAATATCATCTGCGTTTTTATGCAAAAGCACTATGACTTTTCGCTTTTCTCAGAAATCAGAACGGCACGCCGTCATCTGTAAGCACGTCCTCAAAATCTTCAAGCGAGCCTATGGCGCTGTCAGCCTGCGTATTTGTCTTAGGCGTTGCAAAGCCCGTCTGCTTAGCCGCAAAGCTGTCCGCCTTCGATGCAGAGGATTTGAACTTATGCTTGCACTCAGGATACTTTGTAGGGTTGACAAAATCAATGCATTCCCGCTCCTTGCCGTTCCATTCCTTATGCGTGAGATCTACCCTTATGCACTTGTTCAGCAGGTCGGTGCAGTATGCTTTAAGGCTGTCATACTCCTTGCCGTCAGGAAGCTTAGCCGCCTTGCCCATTGCCATAAGCTGAGCAAAGTTGTAGCCCTCCACCTGCATATCGTTCTCGTTAGGCTCGTGCTTTTTCCATATGGTGTGAAATAGGCAGGAGTTGCCGTATTTCTGTCCCTGCACGTCATTTCTGATGACGAGAGTGAAGTTAAGGCCCACCGAGCCTTTCTTTGTTGTGCGTTCCTCGATAGCGGTTATGATGCACTCGTAATCGCCCTCAGGCTTTAATCCGTTCTGAAATGCCTCTGATTGATTTGACTTAAATCCCATTTTTTATTCCTCCGTTAGTAAATTTACTGCGTCCTCTGCTGAGCGGCATATGCCTGCCAATGCTCCGCACTCACGCATTTTTGTTATGAACTTCTTCTGCTCAGGACGAACTCGCCCCGACTTTGTTTTGACTTCGATAAAGACAGCTCTGCCGTCCTTATGCCTTACGCCGAACAGGTCTGAAAAACCTTTCGGCACACCTGTGGTGAAATATCTGCCGTCAACTGTCCTGCCCTCGCCCACGTTCACACGAAAGACAGTGCAGTAGGGCGATACCGCACAGCGTATCTCGTTTTGTATCCTGTGTTCTTCCGTCAACCTATAAGCCCCCTTTGCCTTGCCTGATAATACGCCCAGCCTGATTTGTAACCGTGATTTTTCGCATACTGCAAAAGTTCGGGATAGGTATGACAATCGGCAGGGCTTGAAAAGTCAAGCTTGAATCCCTCCACCTTTACAAGACCCACGCTGCTGTCTGTTTCAAGCTTTCTCTCGGCTGAGGGAAACTCATATCCGCAGTGAGGACAGCATACTTTCACCCCCGCAGGAGGAGCGGAGAAAGTATAGAAACATTCAGGGCATTGTTTTACCTTGTCGCTCTGCTCCTGCTTTTTATGCTGAGCTTTCGGCTTTTTCTCCAAGCTCCACTCCCTGTCATCGTCAGGCATACCAAACCTTGCATAGTTGCCAACGTGGTCGATTATGACGGCTCTTTTGTTAGGTCTGTACCGCATACATCTCATAGCCTGTTGAATGTAAAGAGTAAGGCTCTTGGTGGGTCGCAGGAGTATGGCACACTCGCAGTCAGGAACGTCAAAGCCCTCCGAGATAAGGTCAACGTTGCACAGCACAGTTATATCTCCCCTGCGGAAAGCTGAGATAATGCTGTCACGCTCTGCCTTTGGGGTCGAGCCGTCAATGTGTGCCGCCTTTATGCCGTTGTCATTAAATACCTCTGCCGTCCGCTGAGAATGTCTGACGGAAGCACAGTAGCATACCGCTTTTTTGCCCAAAGCAAGCTGTTTGTAATACTTTATGACGTCACCGAAAACAGTGTTTTTCACCATAGCTTTCTCTATCTCCGCCGCCATATATTCCCCGTGAGAAACGTGAAGCCCTGTAAGGTCGGCAACGTCAGGAGCATAGTAGTCATAAGGTGCAAGGCAGTTGTTATCAATAAGCCATTTTGCGGATACGCCAATGATAAGCTTGTCGTTCACGTCACCAAGCCCGTCGCCGTTAAGGCGAACAGGAGTCGCTGTAACACCCACTCTCGGCACGTCCGAAAAGTATTCGTATATGCGTTTGTAGGACTGAGCAAGGCTGTGATGATTTTCGTCAGTTATGATAAGTGCAGGTCTGGCAAGCTTTTTAAGCCGTCTTGTAATAGTCTGCACCATACCCACCTCGCAGAGTTTCATATCAACGCCCCAGCGGATAAACGTCTTTTTTATCTGCTCCACAAGCTCGCGTCTGTGGACAAGAAAAAGCACTCTCTTGCCGTTAAAGGTCGTTCGCCTAGCCATTTCAGCCACAATGCAGGACTTTCCGCCACCGCAGGGCAGGACTATGCAGGGTGCTTTATACCCTGCACGCCAAGCCTGCCTTACCTGCTCCACCAGCTCATTCTGATACGCTCTCAGCTTCATTGGACTTCGCCGCCTTTACCCTTTTCAGAACGCATTTCATGCAAAGCTGTTTGCCATAATTCTTCATCGAGCCGTCTATTATCTGCTGAACTGTGCGCTTGCCGTCTGACATTATCGTCTTTCCGCACTCTGAGCAGATATGTTCGTCTGCAAGGTGATAGTATGTCCTAAGCGCTTCATCAACAAGTTTCAGATCGTTGCTTATGTACATACTGTCGAACAGCCCGATAGGACTTTTGCAGGTGTCAGTGCCGTCCGTCTGAGTGGCAAAAAGATACTTGCCGTCAACCACAACAGTTTTAAGCACAGTTGTGAACATACCCTCGACAGTTATCTTCTCGTCAAGCAGCTTGCCGATAGTTTTAGCTTTCTGCCTGCCGTCCTCGCCTGTATCAAGGTGATTGAGAAAATACACGATAACATCTTCGGGAAGCATTTCAACGCTTCTCACAAGCTCCCAGAAATTCTTTGCAATGTCGGTGAACTTCTGATAGCCCGTTTCCTTTGCACGGCGCATAAACTCGTTCACCATAAGATACTGACTATCGTCAACGGCTATTGACTTTGCCGTCTGAGCTTTCATAAAGCGTTCTATCTCACCGTAATTGTCGGTATGTATCGTTGACTTAAACTGTGTGCGGAACGGAAGCTGTTTTCCGTTCACGTTCACAAGAGCAAGTTCGTCCTCTTTGAAATTTCTCAGGGAAGCAGATTTGCCGCTTCCCGAAAAGCCTAATACAAGTATC